ACCAATAGTCTGGACGCTATCACCTATAGTCACGGACTCCAATCTGGAGCAATCTTTAAATGCATCAATACCAATAGTCTGGACGCTATCACCTATAGTCACGGACTCCAATTTACTGCACTGTATAAATGCACTACTACCAATACTCGTGACGCTATCAGGTATAGTCACGGACTTCAATGCACTGCAAGATTGAAATACCTGAGTACCAATAGTCTGGACGCTATCACCTATAGTCACAGACTCCAATGATCTGCACTCTAAAAATGCACTACTACCAATAGTCTGGACGCTATCACCTATAGTCACGGACAGCAAGCCATAGCAATACCCAAATGCATAATCACGAATACTTGTGACGCTATCGGGTATAGTCACATACTTCAATGATCTGCACTCTACAAATGCTCTATTACCAATAATCGCGACGCGATCACCTATAGTCACGGACTGCAATTCAGTGCAATCTTCAAATGCATAATCACCAATAATCGCGACGCGATCACCTATAGTCACGGACTGCAATTTAGTGCAATCTTGAAATGCATAATCACCAATACCCACGACGCTATCACCTATAGTCACGGACGGCAATGCACTGCAACCACCAAATGCTCTAGTACCAATACTCGTGACGCTATCACCTATAGTCACAGACTCCAATGCTTCGCAAGAGTAAAATGCATCTTCACCAATTCTGGTGAAAGTCGAGCCTAACGTTAAATACTTTAGAGACGACTGACTATCAGGAAAATGCCTGTTTATCAGTTGCTTATAGGTATTGAATATAGCACTCTCTAGGACTAGAGTGGTTATAGAAGAGCAGGCTTTAAATGCATGATTACCAATAGTCTGGACGCTATCACCTATAGTCACGGACTCCAATCTGGAGCAACCTTTAAATGCATCATTACCAATAGTCTGGACGCTATCACCTATAGTCACGGACTGCACTTCAACGCACTCTTTAAATGCACCAATACCAATAGTCTGGACGCTATCACCTATAGTCACGGACTCCAATCTGGAGCAATCTTTAAATGATGCATCTGGAGCAATCTTTGTTACACTTCCTTGTATAACTGTCTCTTTAATATTATCTTTCATAATGACATTACCATTTGTGTCTTCATAATTATATATAATACCAAGTACACCATTATCACTAGGCCTTAACAAAACATATTGTGTAGAATTATTTGTATTTGTAATAATTACGTCTGGTTCTACTACAGTTACTGTCTTTATAACACTACTTGTATTATCTGATGTATCTGTTGCTGTAATTGTATAAATATAAAATCCATTTGCATAATCAGCACCTGTATTTAAACTTACTATTACGGTATTTTCTGGGGTATTAGTAACGGTTAATTTGATATCAAGATTATCAACTGACCATTCTTGTATTTCTTCATTAGCACTAACACTTCCTAATGCGGTTTGTCCTATATTTATTGAATCTACCAAATCAGTAGTAAGTACAGGAGGTGTTATATCAACATCTGTAAATATTACATTTACACCGTCTTTTCCGTAAAATGACTGTTTTCCTGAGGATATTACCGGGATTAATGAATTATTACTCGTTAAATATACTTCTTCTAACCCTGAAGATAAGAAAGCTTTCTCACCAATAGTCATCACGTTATCAGGGATAGTTATGGATTTCAATACTGTACAAGATCCAAATGTAAGTGTTGGAATATCCGTCACGCCGGTGCCTATATTCACAGTGATGAGTTCTTCACAATATGAAAATACAAACGAACCTAGAGTCATGACGCTATCACCTATAGTCACAGACTCTAATGCTTTGCATTCAAAAAATGCAGAATCAGATATACTTCTAATTTTCCCTTGTATAACTACGTTTTTAATATTAGGTTTATAAATAGGATTACCAAGGGTATCGTTATAATTATCTATATCTCCAAGAACTTTACCAGATAGAACAACATATTGTATAGTTTCATTTATATTTGTAATTATAACATCTACATCTGTAAATATTACATTTACATCGTCTTTTCCGTAAAATGACTGTTTTCCTGGGTATATTTCCGGGATTAATGAATTATTACGCGTTAAATATACTGTTTCTAACCCTGAAGATAGAAATGCATAATCACCAATAGTCTGGACGCTATCAGGTATAGTCACGGACTGCAATGCACTGCAAGATAGAAATGCATAATCACCAATAGTCTGGACGCTATCACCTATAGTCTGGACGCTATCACCTATAGTGACGGACTTCAATTCACTGCACTTATAAAATGCACCCTCACCAATAGTCTGGACGCTATCACCTATAGTCACGGACTGCAATTCAACGCACTCTTTAAATGCACCCTCACCAATAGTCGTGACACTTCCTTGTATAACTGCCTCTTTAATATTATCTTTCACAATGTCCTTATCATTTGTGTCTTTATATTCTTCTATCTCCTCAAGAACACCATTATCACTAGACCTTAACAAAACATATTGTGTAGAATCATCTGTATTTGTAATAATTACGTCTGCTACTACAGTTACTGTCTTGATAACGCTACTTGTATTATCTGATGTATCTGTTGCTGTAATTGTATAAAGATAAAATCCTTTTGCAATATCAGCACCTGTATTTAAACTTACTATTACGGTATTTTCTGGGGTATTAGTAACGGTTAATTTGATATCAGGATTATCAACTGACCATTCTTGTATTTCTTCATTAGCACTAACACTTCCTAATGCGGTTTGTCCTATATTTATTGAATCTACCAAATCAGTAGTAAGTACAGGAGGTGTTGTATCTTGAACTATTACAGTTCTTATAGCTGTTCCAGCATTACCGGAACCATCTGTAGATGTATATGTAAGTGTGTATTCACCAACAGCATTTGTATCTACTGCTCCACTTGTTTTTACAGTAACATCTCCAGAAAGATCAGTAGCAGTTGCTCCAGCATCATTATATGTATCTCCTAATTCAACTCTAGCTGGATTATCCCCAATAACACTAACTACTGGGGCAGTTGTATCTTGTACTATGACAGTTCTTGTAGCTGTTCCAACATTACCGGAAGGATCTGTAGATTTATATGTAACCGTATAAGTACCAACTGTATCTGTATCAACTGTTCCAGTTGTTACTACACTAACAGGTCCAGAATCATCAGTAGCAGTTGCTCCAGCATCAGTCCAAGTAGAACCTAGTTCTACAGTATCAGTTCCAGTAGTAACAATCACAACAGGATCAGTTGTATCTTCTGGTTCTTCATCATTTGTAGAATAATAAAATTCATTTTCTATATTTACAAATTCTTCATCGTTTGTTGACTTTAATGCACCCTCCTGTATCAATAATTGAAAATTTGAATCACCTGGTAAATTATTAACTGGTGTAACTTTTAATGTACTTTTTCCTTCATGTGTAATTATTGTTGAAGTTATATTTCTACTTTGTCCATCATCAATTAAACTAATTTTTGATGAATCGTTTATTTCTAATGTAGCATTATCACTCAATACATTACCTGTATAGGTAATTAAAAAATCTGTATCAACTGGAAGAGATGTATTCTCTAAATCTTCCCAGTCTGTTTCTGTTGTAATACTTGTTAATGAAAATTTTGTATCTGGGTCTGTTGCTACTACTGTACCCGTATCACCGAATCCGTCAATAATAGTATATCCAACATCATTATCTCCAATTTTAAGAGTGTATAAAACACCATACTCTTCATACTCATTATAATCTTCATATTTCCCAAATCTCTCACTCCAATTATATGTGTACCCATATTCTGGAAAAGTCAATACATTTTCTTGAGATACTGAAATATTATAGGGAGTAGTCCCCCATGATGCATTCTCTGACCATTCAATTACGTAATTACCACTAGGCAATTCTATACCTTTTGTTACGTCAGGAACATCATAACTAAAATTATCACCATCAGGATTATAGAAATATTCACTATAGATTTCACTACCATCTTGCTTAACATATGATAAAGTAAATTTAATTAAGTTTGTATTTGAATGATCACCTGATGGTAGTGTTCCGTCATAACCATCTGCATCTTTATAGTTCCACGCATCTATCCAGCTTGATTTTACTATGAGTTTTCGACCAGGTTCTCTATAATCCGGTCCATTACTTAAATCAGTAGCATCAAGTACTTCCCATTTATTATCCTTGTATTGAGATGTTATAAAATCACGAAAGCCAGATGCATTGTCTAAATCGTCGTTCGCTTCTTTTACTGTAATTTCAAATCCAGGATTCTTGGTACTATCGGGTGTGTCTGATTGTATCCATGCCAGCGTACCGCTAGAAAATAATTCTTTAAAGTCTAATTGGCTATAATCGCCTTGTTGTTGTTGTTGTTTGTCTTTGATAGATCGAGTCATCTATATAAATTATTATTACAAATAATAATTTACTAATATTTAACGTCTGACGTGCATTAATGGTACATAAGATGCATTGTGATCATCACCACCGTTCTTTAAATCGTTGTAATTATGGTTGATAGCTTTTTGTCTTTTGTAAGTAGAATAATCAGATGAATCATATACATACTTAACATTTCCAGAAGCACCTTCAATACCTGTTCCGTCACAATTGTTGATTTTTGATCCCAAGTAAATTTTGCTTCCAGCCCATCCAATAGATGATTTACTCATACCAGTAGGACCTCCACATTTGTAGTTTTTACGTCCTAAGAAATCTCCGGCGTGGGTTGTTACACGAAAAGGTGTTTGTACGCGTGCCTTACCTTTATATGTGCTACCAGAAATCATAGCTGTATTCCAACTATTTCTCAATATAGCACGAGTAGATGCTTGTTCACCATCTTTAAAATTGCCTAATGTTTGAGTTGCTGAAAATCCTTTATAAGGTCCTCCTAAGTTTGAAGTTGAAGTTGGCATTATAATATAGTATAACGAGATACTTTTATTTTCAACAATAGAAAGTGTTACTAAATATATTTTTATTATATATATGGACAATTTAGAAGATTTTGATGATACATATAGTGAAATGGTATATGAATCTGATTGCATTAGAAAAAAAAGCAACTGGACTAAATCAGATCCAAAATACAAATTAGATTCAGAAACGTTTGACCCAAAACTATTACTAAAAGCTATTAAACACCAATCACCCAAATTACACGCTCTTCTCAAAAAAATTAAAGATCTAGATAAGGCCGATATGAAGCGCGATAAAATGCACTATAAACATTTCATTTTTTGTGACGTAAAATCGTCTAATCAAGGAGCAAGAATGTTAGCATCTGCATTTTTAGCAAGCGGTTTTGATCTTGGATACACTGCGAAACAAAAAGGGGACAAATCACACGATAACCCTCAGCCAAAAAGTCCTATAATAAAAAAAACGAGACCAGACACGCCACGTCCACCACTTGCTATGGTAAAAGCAAGATTACCTAAATCTTTTAAGTCATTGGAAGAAATATTGGAAGAATCTGATTCAGAATCTGAAGGAGAAAATGAAAGCGACAAAAAATCACCTAAATCCAATTCCTCAAAAATCGAAGGAGGAGATGGAAGTCCTAAAAAGAAATCTGCTAAAAAGCGTTTCGAAAAAATAGAATTATTGAGTGATTATCAATTAGGTAAAACAAAAGGCAACAATTTTTATCTGCTTTCATCGGTTGATGTTTTTGATCAACCGATTAATGTGGTAACAAAAAAACAAATGTTGGCGAATTACAATAAGCGACCTGATAATGTACACGGTGAAAACATACGTTTTATCATTATGGACAGTGGATTCAAAGAGGGTATTGATCTGTTTGACGTGAAATATGTGCATATTTTTGAACCTCCAGTGAATGCAGCCGATCAAAAACAGATTATTGGTCGTGGTACTCGTACTTGTGGGCAACAAGGATTAGAATTCCATCCAACAAAAGGTTGGCCACTTCATGTCTTTATTTACGACATTTCCATTCCGGATCCATTAAAAGACCAATTTTTGGATGCTAGAACTGCTTTTGAATTTTATATGAAATCGTTGAATATGGATATGAAACTCGTCAATTTCGCAGAAGACATCGAAAAGCTCGCCATTTTCGGTTCCGTAGATTATGAGCTAAATTTACCCGTTCACGAATTTTCCACCGATTCGGCTGTTGTAACCGGAGGTGGACCAAAACGAAAACAACCTATCAGAAAAATGAATCCAACGGGTCCACCTATCTTAGTAGACCCAAATGCGAATTCAATGGTGACTTTACCATCGGGATTACAAGTTCCCGGTATTTCTCTTGGAAAAATGGACCATAATGAAATGCGTAGTTATATTCGCAATTATTACAAAGACACAAAATGGACCGATGTGAAAATGGAAAACTTGTGTGATGAAAGTGCTGTACCACGAAAACGTGGTGGTGCGCGTATTATTCAATATACGCCAACACAACGTTTTGTGAAAAAGTACTTTTCACCCCAATCCCCTATAAACGGAATGCTCTTGTGGCACAGTACAGGAACGGGTAAAACATGTTCTGCAATTGCAGCAGCATCATCCAATTTCGCTCGTCAAGGATACACTATTTTATGGGTAACTAGAACAACATTGAAAAACGATATTTGGAAAAATATGTTTGATCTCATTTGTAACGAAGAAATTAGAACTATGGTAGCCGACGGTGTTACTATTCCACAAGACCACAGTAAACGTATGAAATTATTATCAGATGCTTGGAAAATACGTCCTATTTCGTACAAACAATTCAGTAACTTAGTCTCTAAACAGAATAGTTATTATCAGCGATTGGTGGATATTAATGGTAAAGTGGATCCATTGCGTAAAACATTACTTATTATTGATGAAGCGCATAAATTGTACGGAGGAGGAGATCTTTCTACCAATGAACGTCCAAATATGAAGGCGTTGCACGAATCATTGATGAATTCTTATGCTGTCTCAGGAAGTCAATCAGTAAAGGTACTTTTAATGACGGCTACACCTATTACAGAACATCCGATTGAATTGGTAAAATTGGTGAATCTTTGTAAACCGATGAGTGAACAAGTGCCTGATAAATTCCCTCTTTTCTCAAATGCCTATCTTGATGAAAATGGGCGTTTTACACAAAATGGAAAACGTGAATTCTTGGACATTATATCAGGACATATCAGTTATTTAAACAGAGAAAAGGATGCACGTCAATTCGCACAACCAAAGATTGAAAGGATTGAGGTACCCATGGTTGATAATATGCAGGAGATTAAAGACATGGACAAGCGAATGAACCGTGCTGTTTTAAACAAGGATATCATTGCTTTAAAAGACGACATTGATAAGGAAGCCGCAAAAATTGACGATGATTTTAAAGATTTGGAATCGTCACGCTTTTATGAATTGCGCGATATATGTGCAGAGTTTGAGGGTGTTGTACAAAAAGGGTGTATGAAAATCGCCAATGATAATATTCGCACTTTAATTAAAGAAGCAAAGACACATATTCAAGACATTAAAGATCGTATAAAAAAAATACGTGAAGAATTAAAATCGAAGAATGAATACAGAAAAAAGGTTCTAGGTGATATCAAAGAAAGATATGATAAAGATCCTGTACGTTTGTCCAAGTTTATGGAAAGTGTCTACTATGTTTTGAAATATTCTTGTTCAAAAATTGTGAAAAAAAGTCATAATATTACGGCAATGATAAATCAAAATCCAGAAGTACAAAACATACAGTTGCAATTAGATTTATACGATGAACAAATGGATAAGTTTGACCGTGAACTGAAAATTATGTTGGAAAAGCATCGTATTCATATTAAAGAACTACGTAATATGATAAAAAATGGAGAATTAAATCGTCTTGAGAAATTTGTAGTGAAGGATGGTATCAAAACATCTCAACAGCGTTATAAAGACAACCGTAAAACTAGAAGGTCGGAAATCACAAAAGAAAATCGCGGAATTCGCAAAACGCGAAATAAACTTTCTAATAAACTCTCGAAATTGCGTACTACATTACGTAAGGATATACGTGATGAAATAAAAGAGCGGAATCAAGATAAAAAGGAACGTAAAAAGGCTAAGAAACAATTGCGAAAAACATTGAGGAAGCAGGGTAAAATCCGCGAAGCATTTAAAGACGGTGTTATTAAAGATTTAGTGACTAAGTATAATGCTAAAACAAAAGAAGATTTTTTGAAGGCAAAAGAAGGTTTAGAAAAAGAAGCAAGAGATAAACAGTTAGCAAAGGAAGCAAAAGAGGCTGAACGTGAAAAACAGCGTAAAATAAAGGAGGCCGAACGTGAAGAAAAACGTAAAATAAAAGAGGCCGAACGTGAAAAGACAAGAAAGGAAAAAGAAGCAGAAAAAACAAGAAAAAAACGTGAGAAAGAGAGGGAGAAAGAAGAAAAACGTCGCGAAAAAGAATTGCGAAAAACACAAAAGAAGAAATCCCGTTAAATAGTATATAATGAGTGACGACGAAAGTCCAAGATTAGGAGAATCGCCATCAGACAACAAATTTATCGATGAAATAACAATGAAGTTGTTATCTAATCAATCTGGGTATGCGAAATATCTGTCCAAGACAGACGAATCTAAAAATGAAGAAATTCAACAATTTAAAATAGATTGTAATTTGTTTAAAGGTGATATATTGGCCATGACACGAGAATTATTGTCTTGTCGAGACAATGACTATGGTTCTGATGTAAATGATGCTTTTGATAATTATGCTCGTATATTAATTCGTCATTTAGAAGTAAAAAAACAATCTGATGAAAATCAACGGGAATATCAAGAAGATGAAGAGATGTTTCCATATTCAATGGATGAAGACAATAAACCCACGAAAAAAACTTACGGTAAAATGAACACACTCGATTTGTTTTTGAAAAAAAATCGCAAGTGAGTATATATAAATGGGCAAATCAAATAAAAGATATAACAATAGAAAAACGAAAAGAAAAACACGTCGTAAAACAAAAAAAATGAATTGTAATCCGGGATCTAAATCAGCTATAAAAGGGAGTTGTTATACCGAATATGCATTAAATCATATAAAGGCGGCATATAATAAGCGACATGAAGAGAAGATTACAACTACGACACCTAAAGAAATATGGAATGATTTAAGAAATATTCTTACAGAGTGTCCAAGAGAAGATTGTTGGTTAAAACAGATAAAAGACAACGAAACGCGCAGACAATTAGACGAGATTATTTTCGCACCAGATAGACCAAATGAATGGGACACAAACCCAGTGGCGTGGTTATCAAATTATGATATAGGTGCTGTTTTAAGACAATATGAGAAGTCTCATCCAGAGTTTAAACTTCTTGGACCTTCTGCAATTGATTATGATACTATTATATACGATGGAAAGTGTGTTTGGAATGATCTTTGTAGATTGTCTTTACAAAATTTGATCAATAGAAATAAACGGAAATTAGGGGTCGTTTTTAATCTTGATACACATGATGGTCCAGGTACACATTGGGTTTCAATGTTTATAGATTTAGATAAAAAGTTTATCTATTATTACGATAGTGCATTAAATGCCGTACCTCAACAAGTCTCTAAGTTAAAACAAGAATTAATAAAACAAGGAAAAGGATTAAGCGAACCTATACATTTTGATTATATGCAAAATAATGTATCTCATCAATCAACCAATACCGAATGCGGAATGTTTTGTATCTTTTTTATCATAACACTTTTAACTGAACGTTTAGATACATCCATCAATCGTGAATTATATGGTGTTGGAAGAAAAAAGAAAGATTTTTTCGAATTATTAGATGTATTTAATAAAAAGGGATTAACTGATGATATGATGATACATTTTAGAGAAAAATATTTTAATAAAAAATAGTTTCTACGTTTAAACCTTTTATAAATGTTGGATACCGGCATGGAAGTAGAAATTGGACAACAATATTGTCGGATTTAATTTTCCAATGGTATAATATAAATGAATAGAAATAAAAAAACAAAAAGCAATAAATCAAAAAAATATAAATCAAAACAAAGACGTACAAAACGGAAAATGGGTGGTAAGAAACGTATAGAAGAGATACATTATAGTTTAGGGCGACAACATACAAATCCCGACATTAAAGGTATAATCCGTTTTAAAAAAGGTCCTACAACATATAAAGCAGAATCAAAAGGAGAATTTATCAGCAATTTTTTCTCAGAAGCACAAAAAAATTCCGAAGAATATATTGCGTTGATGTTAAAAGGTGAACCAAAAGCACGTTCAAGGAAAAAAGTATTTACATTTGAATACAATGATAATGATGCTCCATTAGAAGCGGGTTCCGAAGAACCAGTTAAATGTAAAAAAACTGCTACAAAAAAATCGGAAAAGAAATCCGAAGAAAAATCGAAATAAAAAATAAATTAAACAATAATAATTTAAATATTGGTATTGTTTATAATTTAATGAATCTTTATACATTACCTGAAAATCAAAAATTAATATGGGATACAATATCGAAAGTAGCTAATTTTCAAGAGATGAGACAAGTAAATTCTAATAAATCAGAAGAATGGTTTAGATCAATTATACAGATGTATTATAGTAAAAGCGAGACAACCGTTTTTGATAAAACAACATTATCATTGTTAAACAAAGAAACGATTCGCTATATGCTACAGGATTTAAAACAAGGTTCACAATCTCCAAAAGGGCCACGGCCCATATCATTTCAAAATGGGTATGAAAACAACAATATTTCAGGTTCATCGTTTAGTACAAATTATTCCACATTAGAAACAAAGACAGACGAAACGCGTAATTTTATTTTAGAACAAAAACAGACGAAATTAAATAATGATTTTCAGTTAAGACAACAAGAATATAGTAGTTTAATTGAAAAACCAAAACAAAACGAGATTGATTTTCGAGAAAATACAACAGAAGACAAACCTATCGAAAATATGGACGAATTAATTAAACGCCAAATGGCGGAACGCGAATATGATGTTCAAAATATTGCGAAAATGAAAGATGATATAAATGAAAACATAACGATCGAAGCAATTTCTTTAGAACCAGATAAAAAAGTATCTTTTAAAGAGGACAAAACAGATAATTATGATGATAAAATAGAATCTATAAATCAAAAGATTAACGATTTTATAAAAGAATTTTCCGAAAAAATACAAGTCATTCAAAAGGACATTAAAAATATAAAATCCGAACAAAAAAATTTGATCGAAAATACTGGTATACGCAATGCGGAAAAAATTATTTCTCGATTGCGTACGGTTGATAAACCGACGGAAAAAGAAGACAGAATTGCACAAGAAATAATTCAATAAAATTGAAATAATCTAAAGACTATTTTAATAAGTAAAATAAAAACAATGAATAACTTCGTATACAAAACCGGCGCACAATTACCAGAAACTATTTTCGGTAAAGAATATTCAAATGGATATGGTACATTAAGCTTTAATGTACCAAACAATGATACAAAACACAAATACCCTCTTTTGTTTCATATTTATATTGATGTTTCAGGTTCCATGGCTGATATTATTGATTTCAGAAAAAATCGTTCTAAAATGCAATTACTTAAACATACATTGAAAAATATATTGATGTATGTTGCCAAAAATAGTGAGGAAGTTTATGTCCAGGTAAAAGGATTTGATAATGATATTCATAATTATATTGATACAGTTTTGATAACTAAAGATAATATTTGCGAATTGCTAACAAAAATAGAGCCAATTGAACCAATGAATTCAACTAATATTGGATTAGCACTATCCTCCTTAAATGAGGACCTTGATAATAATGAGGTTGGTATTGATTTGAAAAATCGTGTCGCTATTATGTTGACTGATGGAGATCCAACGGTTGGAATATGTTCAACAACAGAATTGGTGGATATGGTAACAAATAAATGTTCTTATCACTTTATTGGTCTAGGAAAGGACCATAATGGAATATTAATGCACGAATTAGGACATAAAAATGTATTTACAAAAAACTGGTATATTAATGATATTGAACATACAGGCGATGTTTATGGTGAGATATTGTTTAATGAGATGCATCGTATGTACTATAATAATACAATTACAGTATTAGGTGGAACAATTTACGATTATATTAAAGGAGAATTTGTAGATAGTATTGAAATTGGAACATTATACGAAGAAACAACGAAAGATTATCATTTACTTATCACCGATATCGAAATATTCAAAATAACTATCAATGGAATACAAAATGATGATACTACATACGATATAAATGCACAACAAGTAAGTTATGGTGCATTGGAAATAGAAAAACAATATCTTCGTCTTTGTGTACAAAAACTAATGTTTATAGTGAGAAAAGATGCAAGCAAAATAGAAGATGATCAAACAATATTTGAACCTCTTTATTCGTATAATCATCGTCCAACTATCAATGTTTCTTCGAATATAGATGGACAAATAAAAAAAGATATTGATTCTCTATATCATACAATCAAAACATTTATAAAAAAAAATAAACTAGAAGAAGACGAATTTATGGAAGGATTGTTTAAAGATGTAAATGTTATGAAAAACAGTTATGGAAGACTAGATAGTTTTAAAATAGTATCTGGAAGAGAAGATAGTCAAGGAAGACAAACGGCATATAATACTGCTTCACAATATGAAGATGATCATTTACAACTACGTCCACCGAAATTGCAACGTGATGGATCAAGTGCATATAGAACACCAAGAAGATGTGAATTGATGAGAAATATAAGCGATAATAATTATAACGAGAATGAAGTAAATACATCTCCTATACCTCGTGCTAAAGCTAGATTAGGATTATTATTCCCTATTTCGAATCCACCCGTTTTGAAACGTCAAACAACTGGATTTGTAGAAGAAGAAGAAGAATCTCTAACGGAGATTTAAAGAATTTCAAATTAAAATATTTAAATATATTATATAATGTCTGCTTCTCTGTGTAAAGGAAAACGTACATCTCAACCCAATCGTTGCAAAAAGGTTCAAGGTTGCAAAGTAGCAAAAGGTACAAAACGTACTTTTTGTCGTAAAAAGCACAATAAAACAAAAAAAACTCGCAAAACGCGCAGCAAAAGAAGAACATAAGTAAGTCGTTTAAAGGGTCATAGTAAAAAAACAGAACGTGCATTAAAACAATTGAGATAAATAATAATTTAGCAATACTAAGTTATTATTTCTTATTTTGTAATAAGAGGAACGATGACAAAACGTTTTTATTTTTATCAGCATATTGCTCTGTTTGTAACTTAGCACGATATTCTTTTTGCATCATACGTTGCTGCATAGCTTTTTCTTGTTCGTGTAACAACTTATTAGCGTGTTCTTTTTCAAGAGGATCGTATGAATGTTGACTGCGTGCACGATTAAATTCTTCAACTGAACTGTATGTTTGTATATTGTTAATATCACGTTCACTTACAGCGAGTACACTTTGATCACGATGAACTTTTCGGAGATCATCAAATTTTAATTTACTAAAAGGGTCGCTAGTCATATATTTATTGGAATAATCGTCTTCGTCATCATAAAAATTATTATTTGTAGCAGCATCATTATTAAGTGATTGTACGCCTGAGTAGTTAATTAATCCATTAGATTGATCTTTAATTCTTTGAAAATTATCATTCATGGTCTGTTTAGACATTTTTTCTTGAGGAACATCAAATACAGAGTTTTCTTGAACAAACCATTCATTTCGGCTCTGATCTGGTTTGCTTCCCATTTGATTTGATTCAAAAAGTTCATTAAATTTTTCTTGAAAATTTTGTGATTTCATATCTCCCATTGTTTTTTTTATTTGTTTTGATGTAGTGTTATCCTCATCTTTATAGTTTGGATTATAAGCAACATCTTTTTGTTCAACACTGCGATTTTGCTTATTTTGATTATCAAAAAATTGGACAATAACGTCAAATGCTTTCTTATAAAATAAAAAGTATTTCGCATCAAGTCGAGATTTATCGGGATGTAACATTAACACTTTGCGCTTAGCAGCCTTCAAATTGTCTGTAGTGATGTCGTAATTGTTAAGGTCAAATAAACCTAATATCTCATCTAATGAATAAGATTGAATATTTAAATTATGGTTTGGAATAGACATTGTTACTAAATACTAATATAAATAATTTAAATAAATGAAATTGAAAATTTTCACGTAAAAAAATATGTAAAAAATAAAATCGTAATAATAATATATGAATACGTCACCTAAGCGTCATTCAACCGGGGGGAAAAAGCGAGGCAAAAAGTTCAAAAAGTACAATGAGAAAGAGTTGATAAATGAATATTATTATGAGACATCACATTATAATTTGAAAGAACAAAAAACAATGTATGAGAATATTCACCATTTATCACAAAATGAGAAAGACCTTTTTGAACAAAAGTTCGCTGTTCCCAAAACAAGGAGCCAAGAAATTTATTCCTCCATGCTTCGTAATAAAAACAAAAAAATTATTATCGCAACTGGTCCTGCTGGTACAGGCAAAACAATGTTTGCTACAGAATTTGGTGTTCGTAACTTTTTACTGGGCAAATGCGATAAATTAATTTTTACACGTCCTTCTGTGTCTGTTGATGAAGATCTTGGATATTTACCAGGTACACTTGAAGAAAAGATGGCTCCTTGGGTTAGACCAATATATGACATATTGTATCAATTTATATCACCAAAAGAAGTAACAGAATTATTAGAAGAAAAAGTTATAGAAATAGCGCCGCTTGGATATATGCGTGGTAGAACTTTTAAAAATTGTTGGGTTGTAGCAGATGAAATGCAAAATTCGACAATATCACAGATGAAGATGCTCTTAACACGTTTAGGAGAAAATAGTCGTTTAGTTATCACAGGTGATTTAGATCAATATGATCGTATAGATGTTACAAACGGTTTAGAAGATTTTTTAGATAAATTTAGACATACAAGATCTTCTAGCATTGGTAGTTTCGAATTTGAAAATGAAGATATTCAACGTGAAGAAGTGGTTAAAGAAGTTTTAGATATTTATGGTCGCGAGAGTGTTCCGGATGATTATTTCTCTTTAAACAGCAATGGTGAAAATTCAGAACAAACAATTGAAATACATGATGACGACGAAAATAATGAATATAGGTAAAACTATTATATTATTAATTTATATAATGGTTTTTAAAAAGATTGGTAACTGGTTTAATAAAAATCTTGGACTATCAAAAATATTAGAAAGTAAAATTTTATTATATATTCTTGTAGTCATTGGTATTATTAACATTTATACCTATGCAATGGAAGATGAATTCGTATATGCAGGAATTATGTTAATTGTTGGATTTCTTTCTTCTTTTTTCAATAAAAATATGATTGTAATTATTTTCACAACAATCGCTGTTACAAACTTGATACGTTTTGGTATGGAAGAATTCAAAAACCAAGAAGGATTTACTGGTGACCTTGGTAAGTTAGATGACTTGATGAATCATATGACCAAGGATGATACTTCTGAGAAAAAGACAGAAGAACCTGCAAAAGAAACACCAAAAGTAGAGAAAAAAGAAGATAATGGTATGGGAATTGATTTTGATTATGATAAAGATGCACAATTAAACCAAGATCCTAGTAAACGAGATGTTGAAATTGATAGATTTATAAAACAATTGAATCCTTCTGCTATTTTACAAAAAATGGAAATAAGTGTTGATAAAAAACAAGTTTCTTTGGCGAAAGATAAAATCGACTTGGCTTTAAAGTACACTGATAAAATAGCAAATGAAGAACAACGCCACGGTGTTGAAAGTTTATTAAAATTACAATTAAAAATGTTACAACAAGTATTAACAATTAGTCCACTTGTTGAAGAATTTAGAGAAGTTGTTAAAATGTTAAAAATGTAACTATTTAGTTATGAAATAATTGGATAATATGCTTGTAGCGTATACAAAATATAGTTTATTATTATATACACAATATAATAATAACATGAAGGAACATTATAATAATTATATTCGTGAAGGGTTTCAATACACATCGGACCCTATCCGTGAAGGGTTCCAAGAAGGATTTCTTGGGCCGGATTTTCTGAATATGGCTTTAAATGGTGTCATGACCGGTTTGAATGCTTTAGGTCGTGGTTTGAATATAGGAGAATTAGTAACTTCGATAGGAAATTTCGCAACATCTTCATTAAACATGGCCCGTGGTTTTGGACAATTCATAATGGGTGCATTTAAAATGGCTCAAAACACATTGATGACTATTTTTAACGCCATTGGTTTAGCTGGTCTTTTCGCATTTTTTATATCATTTATAACGATGTTGTCCATAGGTGCAGAATATTGGTGGACTGGATTTTCGTCGCATTTAATTTGTGCAGGAAAAGAATTTAAAACTGGTTGGGAAAACCAAGGATACATAATGGGAATATTAGCTGAATGTACATGGGATAAATTTTTAACATTTTTAGATGGATCTTGTACACGATATTATATTGTAGATATGACCCTGGGATTGTTATATGGTATTTTTATAGAATTACCGCTTTTATTAATTCGCGCCATTTTTGGAATTGATTTACAAGTATTTGTAGATATTTTTTGGAATTTATTTATTTTACCAATTGATTCTATCTTTTTCGCAATATCTGGATTTCATTTAGTAAAGTGGGATGAAGAAGTAATTAAAAAATGTTATCGTTGTAAGGGAAAATATGCGTTTGCGAATGGAAGGGAAGTAACATTATACAAGACTTGGGCAGAATGGGCCAAATTAATGAATTGCAGTTTCCAACAGATTATTACTGGATTCTTACGTATATTCACAACGCTTATACCAAGTAATAAATGGTGGGCTTGGTCTAATAAAAGACATCTTAAACCTCCTGATTGGAGACCTAAATTTTTTGGTATGTAATTTTTGTATAGTTAACATTATTGTGTAGCATTATTATATAATAATAATGCCTCGCGGAGTAAAAAAAACCTGTATACCAGGATTATTTTGCATTGAAAATATGACCATGTTTTTATTATTTGTATTATTAATAACAGTTGTCTACATGTATTATTCTCATATAATCAAACCAAGTTTAGAAAAAACATCGACAACTTCATTTTCACAACCCATTATAATTGCACCACCACGTAACACGGAAGTGGTTACACCCAATTTACTACCTATACCCACTCGTAGTACAAATCCATTGGTAGATATGAATGCCCCTCCATTGAAAAATGAAAGTGCCGGATTCGCGCCTATAAATATTAATACACGTGGACCAGAACTCAATTATACACAAATGGGAATTTTAACAAGGGAAAATAGTAAGGATGATATGATATTACCATTAATGGGTCGCCGTAGTTCAACCGGTCGCGATAAATATCAATATTATAGTATGTCTAATAGTGCAGGTAACATAAATACAAAATTACCTGTCAGTTTAAAAGGTAGAAGTTGTACTTCTGATTTAGGATGCGATGAGATATTCAACGGTGATAGTGTTTATGTTGAAGGATACAATGATACTTTCCGTGCTACTATTTATGAAAATGCACTATATAAATATATTCCTTTGTAATAAAATCAAAATATAATACAAATGAGTAATAAAAGAGAGAAAAAACAACCAACAAATAATAAAACTGAGAAAAAAAGTTCAGGTTGGTTTACTAAAAAAGAAGTTACAACACCTTTACTTATATTAAATCGTTTATTAGACTTAAAAGATAATAAGCGTTTACGATTAAAAGTAGAAAAGCCTTTAGGAAAATCAAAAAAGAAACAGCCTAAGAGAGATAGTGAAGCTGACCAAAAAAAACGGTTAGAAGATTCCAATAAACGTATACGAGACAAAGAAGAAAGAAAAGAACAAGCTCCTCAAGAAAAAAAAGAAGAAACGGTTACAGTAAATGCTGTGATACCTATTGATTTTCAAGGGATAGACAGTAAAAACCAAGAATACTTAAAACATATTATTCCACAATTAAACGCAATTTATAAAGCAGTTACACGTAAAGATCTAGACGAACAAACGGGTGAAAATGAAGTGATGATAACAAGAGAAGGATTCGATGACGAAAATACAATTATAGAGTCGAAAACAAGTGTCTATGTTCCAAAATACATTCCACCGATTAAAATAGAATAAGTATGAATTTAGAACAATTTGAAATGAATATATCTAATTTATTTATATATATTCAAACATGAATGAATTCAATTTAAATAAAACAGCAGATGGTACAAAATCAATATCATTGAATTATTTATCCATGGGTCTTAACAGTATATTATTTAGTGATGCTGATAAATATATTACAGCAACGTGTGAATCTTCATCAACATCAAATGTTACATTTACAGAGAATAACGTGAGTACAGAATACATGGCTAAAAAGATTTACATTGTAGGTACAGCGAACGATACAAAGATAAATATGATTAGCGGTGTACCAAGTGATGGGCAACTTATTATTAGAAATACAAATGCGAACGGAGATAAAATATTATATACGTGTTTTCCTTTAGTCGTTACAAATCCAGGTCCAAGAAATAGCGGAATTGATTCTGTTATTCAACTTGCTACTAGCGGAACATCAAAAACATCATTGAATGTAGATTTCAATGCAGATATTTTCGCAAAAGAGGTTCCTGAATTACGTTATATAGAATACACCAGTAATTTAGGAAATAGTGCACGTGTAGTTACTTTCGCAAGTCCAATTAGTATTATTTCAGTTTATTTAAAAGCTCTTGAAAATAACACCAATTTATTTAATTTACAACCCGACACGTATTCTATATTAGTACCTCCTGTTCCAGGTGAATGGATGGAATGTGACTATGTTCCTATTGATTCAGAAGAAGTAGAAGCATATAATTTACCTGTTTCTAGTAGTCTTGTCCAAGACACCGCAGCACACAATTCTCTTAAAACAATGTTTATGTATATTTTGTTTTTGATTTTTACAGGATTAAGTTATTCCATTGTACCACTCATTTACAAATATATTTTAAAGCTAATGTTTGATTTCTCCGGGACAATTATTCGAAATGAACAAATAAAGAAAATGGGAACATTCGATCTATTTTCGCGTTCTCTATTAATAGCTATAGTAATTGTGTGTTTTATGATGGGACAACAATACATTTTATACGGTGTTATTTTAGCAATTGTAACACTTCTTGGATATATTATTGTAAGTTCTAAAAAGGGAATGATGAAAGATTGGCCCATTGATGAGTTAGAACGTGAAAGAAGTTAAATAAAATATAACTGAGAATATATATTTTATTTATACGCTGGCTGTACCATTTACATTTGTAGAGACAGGTTTGTATGAACTTTGTAAGTATTGAATAGGATCGCTTCTACCAATAGGAGCACGTTCCGTAACAATTTCTTCTTCGAGTGTTACAGGTTGATCTCCTCCGACATTGGCGTTACGTGGTTCTTCTACAGGTGGAGTTGCTTCCTCTAATTGTTTTTTTACTTGATCGCGTTTTTCACTATCTGACTTGGTGTATTGAACATAGTGTGTTTTGTTATGTACAACTGCGCTACGTCTCAATAATGTATACGCAACAAAAATGTAAAGAATACCTAAAACAGGGTGAGAATACAAAAATAAAGCAACTGTAATACAGAAGATGACTAATAAACCTAATGGGGATTCAACATAAGGAGATAAAGCACTTGGTGTTGTAACTGGAAATATTAAGTATAAAACAAATGTTACTAAAACTAAAATTTCAGCGGGTTTAATCGACTTGACTAGTTTTTTAAAATTCATTATATAGGATATCAGGATATTTTCCTTCCACACTTATTAAAACAAAATTGAAAAATGGTTAAACATATTTCTTTATATTAAAATATACTAAATGTCTCAACAATGGAAACGGCGAAAAATGATAGCCATGCGTGCAAAGGCGGCTCAAAAAAAAATCCTGGAATTATCAGAAGATTATAAAGAGTCCATTCGGAATAATTCATATCTTGGTAAAAAAGGGTATACCATATTAAAGTCTTCCTTAAGTGAAGAAGACCAAAAAGCATTATATGAAGAATTAAATGTAAAACCCATCAGTAGTGGAGTTGTTTATAATGCTGCACAAGATCAAGGACAATTTCCGGTTTATAGAGAAAATGCTAAAAAGATATATATACCTCGGTTTTATGGTACAGAACGTTATGGATTACCAAATCGTTCAGAAATTACTGAAGGTGAAGAGATCAATGTAACATTCCCTAAACCTTTGCGCGATTATCAAGACAAAATTGTGGATGTTTATATGAAACATATTGAAAAAAAAATATGTATTGGTTCTGAAAAAAAAGGGAATGGGGGCATTTTAGAGGTTCCGTGCGGAAGGGGTAAGACGGTTATGGCTCTAAAAATAATATCATTGGTGAAAAAAAAGACACTTATTATAGTGCACAAAGAATTCTTGATGAATCAATGGATTGAACGAGCTGCCGAATTCTTACCAGGTGCTAGTATTGGTAAAATTCAAGGGCCTGTATTTGACGTAGAAGGAAAAGATGTGGTGATTGGTATGTTACAAACATTATATGATAGGGCATTGCCGGAAAATGCATTTGATTGTTTTGGATTAACTATCATCGACGAGGTTCATCGTATAGGTAGTGAACAATTTTCAAAGACCCTTTTGCGCGTTGCAAGCCCAAATATGTTAGGCATTTCAGCAACTGTAGACAGAAAAGATAAATTGACGTGTGTATTATATATGTTTATAGGACCTAAAATTTATACGGAAGAACGTAAAGATGAAGATCCAGTTTGCGTTCGTGCACTCGAATATATAGCCGCTGATCCACAGTTTAATGAAACCGAGTATGACTTTAAGGGTCAGGCAAAATATAGTACAATGATTACAAAATTATGTGAATTTGGTCCAAGAAGTGATTTTATTGTGAAAACAATGGCGGATTTGTTGATTGAGAGTAAAGAAAATAATGAAGACGCACAGATAATGGTATTGGCGCATAATCGTTCGCTTTTAAAATACTTTTATGAAGCTATTAATCATAAAGGATTCGCTACAGTTGGATATTATGTAGGAGGTATGAAACAGGCGGATTTACAAGAAACAGAATATAAACAAATTGTACTGGCGACATATGCAATGGCGGCAGAAGCATTAGATATTAAAACACTATCTATTTTGGTAATGGCGACACCTAAAACAGACATTACACAATCTGTTGGACGTATATTGCGTGTGCGTCACGACAATCCAATTGTAGTAGATATTGTAGATCGACACGAAATATTTCAAAATCAGTGGAAACAGCGTCGTCGATTTTATAAAAAATGCAATTATCGAATCATAGCAACAGATAGTATTCGATATAAAGGGATGAATATTGATTGGAAAAACGATAAAACGTGGAATCGCGTATTTGATCCAAAAATCAATAAAAATAATAATGATGACGAAGGAACGGGTGGGAATCCTATTTTACAGAAAAAATGTCTTATCAATATATCAAATTTGGATATGGAAGAGGCTTAACGACGAGAACGTTTATTGTGTGTTTTACGACGTCCAGTATATCTGCATTTTTTACCACGTTTCCCTTTTTTACAACGAAGTGTACGTTTTGAACGCAGCTTACGTCTCTTTATTGTACGTTTTCTACCACCACATTGACTACCGTTCGCTTGATCGGTATTATGAAACATAGATGGATGAAATGTAGCACCTCTTGCTAAAGGTGAAGGATCCGTTGTACTTGAATATGGGGGTAATACTGTATTAGTCATTATATAGTATTACTATATTTTTATAGTTGTCGAATATGTACAATACTAGGACGACCTTCTACTGTTTTTACAGGGATCCAACGTCTAAATTTTGTCTTATAGACACATTCCATAGGAATACATTTTTTTAAATTAACATACTTATCAATACGCATATCTTGAAAATCGTCTTCATCGTCACTTTCTTCAAGATAATCTAAATTATTGTTTTCTTTAATGGTTCTAAACAAGCCATTCATATACTTGCTTGTTGTATAGTTTGGAATATAGGTTATTCCACAATAAATACGCTCCGATTTTTTACCAAATGCATAAATATGATAAATATCATTTTGTAAATCGGCCTTTACTTCAAAAATAGCCTTTTCTTTGTATTGTGGTTTGGAAAAATTAAATCGTGGTAATGCAGGAGGAATAAAAAGAAGATCGTTTGGTATATTTGGTACTAATTTCGAAACGGATGGTATTGAATTTTTTGACCAGGGATAATTCATATAAGGAACAATTCGTTTGTTTGAACGATGTTGTAAATGATGAATGGTATAAGGTATCATGTTTTTATAATGTTCTGGAATCGTATTTTCTTCTTTTTCGATTTTCCAAAATACAGGTAGAGTAACATATAGTTTCTCGTTTTCTGAGAAAAGATCTGGATATTCGTCCATTAAACGATACATAAAATTAAATTTTTCTGAAAAAGATTGACGACTTGTATTGATACCTTGATAATATATAATATCTTCGGTAACAAAAAACGTTCTCACTTCAGGAATTTCACAAAGACAACCATACAATATGGTTCCATATGCGAGATCAATTGGAATATTTTCTTGAATAATTGTAACATTTGTAAATTTCTTGTCTTTTCCTAATTCCATCAAAAAACATACGTTTTTAGACTTGTAATAAGTAAACCATAAAAATGCTTTTTTACCATATGGAATGGCTAATGTAATATTATAATCATTGGAAACTTTCTTATGGGAAATTGTCTCATAGGAAAGTTCAAAACTGGGCAACCTTCTGGTTAATTCACTTGTTTGGTTAAAAGATAGTTTGAACATATTTGGGTGTATATTATACACGAGTAGTTTCTATATTGTTTTGATTTATATTTAAACCATACATAGAGCTAAATAATTACATATCATCTGTAATTAAAGCATTTAATTCTTCATGCATAGCAATAAGATCATTGTTTGTTAATTTTACACCACTTTCTTGATATTTTTTTTCAGGTTCATGGCTATTTTCTTGGAAATCACTCATCATAGATTTATATTTATCAATGTGATGTCCAACAATGTCCTTGGTTTTTTTTGTGGTATAATTCTCTTTTAAGTATCTTAATAAATGATCAGCTAAATATATGATTAATAAACTAGCTATAATAGTTATGAGATACGACATTTTTATATATGGAAAACGAGAATTGTATTTCTATATATAAACTTATTTCTTAGAACCCTTTCTTTTACGTTTTGTTTTACGTTGTTTGTTTTTACGACGTTTTGTACCACCCATTTGACGTTCATCTTCTTCTGTTGGCTTTACAGGAGCACCTGCATCATCCACATATTCAGAACCTGTATCAGCAGAACTTTCAACGTTCATATCACCATCCATTGTAGGAGAAGGATCACTACTCATATCACCTTCTAGAGAAACAGAACCCATACTCATATCACCATCCATTGCAGAAGGATTTTCAACACTCATATCACCATCCATTGCAGAAGGATTTTCAACACTCATATCACCATCCATTGCAGAAGGATTTTCAACACTCATATCACCATTCATAGATTCATAACCTGTATCCAATGAGGTTTCACCTTCTGTTACAGAAGGACCGTTATTAATTTCTGTAGTAGCAAAAGGGTCTTCTTCTGCACCTTCTCCTAAAGGAGTTGTTCCTTTAAGAGACGCCAATTGTTCTTCTTGTAATTTTTCATATTTTTCATGCAATTCATTTAATTTTTCTAACAATTCTT